GTTCCTCATAAAATTATAGACTTAAAAATACTAAGTCCATTACTACAAAGTGCTCTAACCAAAAAAAACATAACTGTCCCCAAAGGGCATTACGAAGATGAAAACATGAAACAAACCGTTGTCCCAAATAGAAATATGATTATGGCCTCCATTTCGGCGGGATGGGCCATTACGTTAAAGGCAGATGCTATCTCTTTAGGTGTACATCAAGGAGATCATACTGTGTACCCAGATTGTAGAATTGAATTTATTGAGGCACTTAAAGGGGTGTTAAATTTATGTGACTATAGAAAAATAGATGTTTACACCCCCTTTTTATCAACAGATAAAATAGGAATTGTGAAAGAAGGTTTTATGTTAGGAGTTCCATTTGAAGATACATGGACTTGTTACGTAGGCGGTAAGAAACCATGTGGCCAATGTGGGTCTTGTGTTGAGCGTAGTATGGCTTTTATGAAAAATAACTTGATAGATCCATTGTTTTCTATAAAAAACTGGGAAAAACAGAAAAAACATGTAAAGAGTCTAATTGGAGCATTTTAAATTTAAATTTAAATGGAGAAAATATACTTAATATCCTGCTCGGCAAAAAAACAAAAGTTTAAAACAAAAGCTAAGTTTTTGTATGATAGTCCATTGTTCAAAAAAATGTATCAATATGCATTAACTCAGTCTAAGACTATTTATATCATTTCTGCCAAACATGGTTTGGTCGATCCAGAAGATTATTTAGAACCTTACAACTTAAAATTAAGTCATGCTGGAGCGGAGTATGCAAAAATTTGGGGAAAGAAAGTTGTCTTACAATTAATTACAAGAAATAGATATAAAGGGACTGTCGTAGTCCTAGCAGGAAATTATTATGTAAAATATCTAAAACCTTTTTTAGAGTCTTTTGGGTATCAAGTCGAAACCCCTCTTAAAAACTTAGGGTTGGGAAAAAGACTTCAATGGTTAAAAAATAAGTTTTAATTAAGTTAAATGAAAATATATTTAAGCTCTGCCGAAACCCCAAATTATCTAAAAACATTATTGGAGATAGAAAAACCAAAAAGTTTACTTCTCTCTTATTATTACCTACGAAAAAAGAAGGACTCTTACCTCAAAAAAATTTTTAAAAAACTTTATTTGCAAGGAAATGACTTGTTTCTAGACTCGGGAGCTCATTCATTTTTAAGTGAGTTTGAGGCGGAACATGGAGGGTCTAGGAGAAATATTTCTGTAAAAAAACGTACAAAAACAAAAGAGTCGCCTCAAGAGTATTTTGAAAATTATCTTGTCTTCCTTAAAAAATACCATTCTTTCTTTAATTTAATCGTAGAACTAGATATTGACGCTATTGTGGGGTACGAAAATGTTAAATATTGGCAGAAAAGATTGACGGAGGTTGTAACTAAAGAAAAATTAATTCTTGTATACCATCATACAATACCCAATTCCTTTACTGAGTTTGAACGTTGGGCTAAGGAAGGGTATGTTTTAGGAATTGGGGGTTTTCCAGAAGATTCAATTCAAAATAAGTTATTTGATATTGCATTAAAATACAAAAGTAAAGTTCATGGTTTTGCTATGACTCGAAATGAATATATGAAGAAGTATCCGTGGTATAGTGTGGATAGCTCTTCTTGGTCAAATGGTACAAGATACGGAACTTTATATATTTTTAATGAAGAGGAATTGGTTTTCAATCTGTACCGAATGATGGATTTATATAAAAATTCAGAATTGTATCATAAATTTATCCTCAACGTTTTTCCAAAAATAAGTCCACTAATGACTGTTACTTTTAAAACCTATTTGTTGGATAGGAGAAAACTTTCATCAAATTTAGACAAATTGAATGTAGCTAATTTTATGAGGGCCGAAGAACTTCTCACTAAACTCTGGGCCAAACGGGGTATTACTTACTAATTTTTAATGCTATGTCAGATACAATTGAAATAACAATTAACCAAGAAACTCAGGCGATTCCTGTGGATAAAATCATTCCAAATACGTGGAACCCTAACCACATGAAACCAATTGATTTTGAAACTCTCAAAGAAAGTATAAAGAGAGATGGTTTCAGGCAATACATTCGTTTAAGACCTCATCCTCAAAAAGGGACTGAGGGATTTTTTGAGATTATGGATGGAGAACACAGATGGAGAATTGTGAAAGAGTTAGGGGCGGAGACGATTGAAGCAACTGTTGAAGATAAAACAGATGCGGAAGCCATGCTCGTGACTTTAACCATGAACAAACTCAGAGGGGAATTTGATACAATTAAGTTGGCCGAGGTTATTGTCCTATTAAGACAAACATATACAGAGGAAGAATTAACCAAAATGCTCGGATATACTCCTACCGAACTTAAAAATTTTGAAGAACTCCATAAATTTGACCCCAATGAACTAAAAGAGATTGAAGCAGAAGAAACAAAGAAGTTAAAAGACCTAACTATTTCCGAAAAAGAAGAACCTTTACTCAATGACTTGACCTATTCGGTGAACCTTTCTCAACTCTACATTATTGAAACGGCCATAGAAAAAGTCGGGGAAATGTCTAAAGAAAAAGCCTTGGTCTCTCTTTGCTCCGAGTATCTCCAAAAGGTACATCCAGATACTTGGGAAGCTGTACAGAAAAAAATCGGCAATTTGCAGCAAATAGATGCTACAAATGGTCTTCTTCCAGAGACACCTAACCAAGAGTAAAAGATACCTATCTATAGACTTGAGACATTAAAAGTTAAGAAAGTTTAAAAAGTGAACAAATAAGACAATAGGGATTTGAAAAGCCGCTTAAACAAAGGGTTTAAAAATTCGTATTGCCATAAATGGCTTATATAGGCCTTAGGGCCTTGCCTTTAAACAAGGATGGCCCTATATTGTAGGCAGTAAGCCGTTAAATAGCTTATCATCTAACACCTAATAGCTATGTACACAATGAAAAAAGTACTTGTTGTAGTACAAATGATTCTGGCCGTTCTGATTGCGGTAGGGTCATTGATACTCATCTTCTCTTAATTTTCAACAGGTAAGCCAAAAAGAAGAAACAACCAAGTTCTAATCTATATCTATGGATAAAAAATACAGGATAAAAGGACAAATAAGCCAAATTGTCCAGGATAACAACGTGTACACTATCTGCTCTTGTGGTAATGGAGAACAGCAGAATTTTTTTACTTATGTTAAAGAAAAGGCAGAGCGAAACGAGCGGGGAAGGTGGATTAGGGAAAAGGTTCATTATTTAAACTGCGGAGATTGTTTAACTTCCAGAGTACTAAAAGAACATATTGAGGAATACAACACAATGATTGAAACATTGAGAACTGCAAAAAATAACTCCTAACCCCTATTTTTATGGACGTTTTTAAAGATTTTAAATTTGAAATGGCGCATCGTTTGCCAAATCACAATGGTCTGTGTAAAAACATACATGGGCATAGTTATAAAGTGACATTGGCTTTTGAAGGATTGGTTAAATACTCAGAGGGGGGGTCAGATGAGGGTATGGTGGTGGACTTCTGCGAAGTGAAAGAGATAGCTGAGCCTATTTTTAAAGAACGTTTAGACCACAGTATCATGTTAAGTAGAGCACATGACCAAGACATCATTGCTTTACTTAAAACAAAAGGTATGAGAGTTAATGATGTGGATTATATCCCGACATGTGAGAACTTAGCTTTAGAGATTTTTAAAGAGTTAGAACCCCACTTTAAAATTAAAAACATTGTTTTAAAAGCTGTTACGGTTTGGGAAACAGCCACAGCAGGAGCTACTTACAGTATGACGTTAAAGTAGGAAAATAACATTTGAAAATTTGTATAAAATAATATAGAGTGGTGGGTACGAGCCTCGAACTCGTAAATCCTGGCCACGAGAGAAGAGTTCTAATTATGTAGAACTCTTCTTTTGGTTTGCATTACTGAGAGTGTGTGGGTTTACTTCTTGTTTAATTAACAAAAAAGAGAATAATAATTAATAATTTTGTGACCCATACCATTACGTCTGGGTAACATTTTTATGAATTTTGACTTAAAATTATTGGTAAAAAGAGCAAAAGAGACACATCTTGACTCTTTTTAGGTTTTTAAAGGTGTAAAATGAATACTTTTGAATTGACTTTTGTTACCTGTACTGTAGTGTATGGGTAACATTTTTAATAAAATGTATCTTAAAAAAGAAAAACCTATCTATCGAGGAAAATATCGAAATGAATTAATTCTTGAGTTAACTGAGGTCAAAGACATTCATGTGTTTAAAACCTTAAAGAAGCGTAAACAATTTACAGATAAACAAGCCATTCTTTATTACATTGAAAAGCTAAAAAAGAAAACTAATCAAAAGCAAAATGCAAATAGCTAAAATGCCAGACGGAAAGTCAGAACTTTATCCAGCTATATCTGGTGAGGGTCAGACACTCGGACGACATTCTATCTTTGTTAGACTTTATGGATGCAACCTCAAGTGTAATTTTTGTCTTGTGGGAGGTACACGAATAAGGATGGCCGATGGTACAGAAAAAGAAATACAAAAGTTAGAGAGGGGAGACAAAGTTATGTCATACAATCCTGAAACGAGAGAGTTTGAGGAGGATGTTGTTTCGGAAACTATGAATAGAATTACTTTTGAATTTGAACTTTTAGAGATTTGTTTAAACAATGGAAAAGTAATGAGTATAACAAAGAATCACGAAGTTTTAACAAAGTCGGGGTGGGTTTTAGCTGGGGAGTTAAAAGAAGGAGATGAAATAGTAGTTGACACATTATAGATTACACTGTAATGTAGTTTAAAACTAACCCCACCATAATGCCTTCTTGTCAAGAGTGTGGTAAAAAATTTAAAAGTATTACAAATACTCATTTGGAGAAAAATCATAAGATTTCCTTAAAAGAATATCAAAACAAGTATATTGGAGTTCAAATAAGAGACGCCGATGTAGTTAGGAAGATGTATTTAAACCACAGTCAAACACTTAGTAGGTTAAGGAGAGAGGGTGTGGTGGTATCCCCTCCTCTAACAGAGGAAGCTAGGAGAAATGCTAGCCAACGAATGAAAAACAATAACCCCATGAAAAAATTGGGTGTGGTTGAAAAAGTTAAGAGAACAAAAAGAGAAAAATTTGAAGCAGGGTTGTATGATTTTTCCAGAACTCCAGAACAAAGAAAAAGATATTCAGAAGCCAAAATTGGAGACAAAAATCCAATGAAAAGGCCCGAAGTTTATATTAAAAATGCTAAAGCACATAATAGAAAAAAGTCTGGGATAGAGTTGATGTTTGATGAAGTAATAAAAAAATACAAACTCCCATTAGAATATGTTGGAAATAATAAGTTTTGGATAGGTGCAAAGAACCCAGATTATATTAATAAAGAAAGAAAATTAGTAGTGGAGGTTACATCAGATGCCTATAAACGATTGGAAACTAATTATGAGGTGGATAGAATAACTCATTTTAAAAAATACGGCTATAATACAATAACAGTTCGTTATACCAGTTGTTTAAAAAAATACATTCAAAATAGAAATAACAGTTTCGGTGAAACTTTAAATAAAATAATTTATGAAGACAGCAGTTATCAACTCTATCACTCAAAAACAGGGGAAATATCATGTGTTCAATTTCGAAACTAAAAAAAATCACACATACATAGCTGAAGGTTGTGTGGTACACAACTGTGATACCTCTTTTACTTGGTTGACTACTGAAAGACGGGATGTCCCAGATAACTACCATCGTTATTCAAAAAAAGTAGTGAAGGAGGATTTTATGATGGAAATGACCCCGAAAGAATTAGCAAATAAAATTATTAAACTTCTCCCCAAAGAGACGCAAGTTAATATTATTTTTACAGGAGGGGAACCTTTATTGCAGTCCGAGGATATTATTAAAACGATTGACTGTATCAATAAGTCCTTTTCCGCCCCTCTCCAATTAAAATACGAAGTAGAGACCAATGGAACGGCGGTGGTTGAACGTGAATTAGCACAAAGACTCACCTATATTAATTGTTCTCCCAAACTATCTTCGAGTGGTAATATAGCAAAGATACGAGATAACGAGAAAGCTATCAACAGTATTCTTAATACCGCCAAATACAGAGATGTTGCTTTTAAATTTGTAGTTCATCCAGATAGGATTGACGAAGACATGAAAGAGATAATACAATGGGCCCAGAAATATGATGTTCCAAAGAATATGATTTGGCTCATGCCAGAAGGGATTACCAAAGAGAGAATTATGGCAGGTAGTGATAAAATTTGGAAATACGCTTACACGAATGGATACAATTTCACAACACGACTACACATCTTACTTTACGGGAGCAAGCGTGCCGTATGAAGACCTAAAATGGCATTTTATGTCTCGGGAAGATTCTTTTACAATTAACCAATTTAATAATGAACAAGTCCTACATCAATATTCATCATACAGCCATGTATGCTAAGAATGATTCAGATGCTCAATTTTCCGCTGTAGACCAAGCCCATAAAAAAAGATGGGAAGGGAAAACAAAAAGCTCTTTAGGATATTATGGGGGGTATCACTATCTGATAGAACGTAATGGAGAGGTAAAACAATACCGTAAAGATTCTGAAGTGGGGGCGCACAATGATAAGAGTTTAATGAACTATCGGGCCATCGGCATTTGTTTAGCTGGAAACATGAGTGAGCAGATGTTAACAGAAGCCCAGATTAAAGCCTTGGTTGAATTAGTGGAAACTAAAAAGAAAGAATATGGAATTGTAGATGAAAACATCCAACCACACCGTCATTATAAAGGAACTCAATGTCCTGGTAACAACTTACCCGATAAGGTTTGGGATTATATAAAAGAACAAGCGGAAAAGTTAGTTGAATACGTCGAACCTTCCATTGTAACATGGCATAAAAACAATAAAATTATAGAATACTGGAATACCCCTGCGACAGAAGCTGAGTTAAAATTAGGGTGGTCTGTGTACAAGGGATTAAAAGCCTTGTCAGAACGAGGTTCAGACCTTAAATTTGATGTTAATTAATTATTATGGCTGGAAGAAACTCTATCCCTCTGCCTCTTCTGGAAGCTCGGAGGGAATACACCGTTAATTTAAAATTGGCGGGGGTCAGCACCTCTACCATTGAAAAACAAATTAACAACCAAGCCCCTCTTAAGGGATGGGGAACAGTGACTCGTCGAACGGTAGACCGTGACATAGCGGATTATTTTCGAAAGAATCGACCCATTAGTGTGGAGGATTATGACCATTTAGACCAGATGCGCAGCGCTTTCTTGGCAAGTATGGAACTCACTATCGAGAAAGCCTCGATGCACATGGCTAAAGCCAATGAATGGAAACCCTTTGAGTATATGTCTGGCCTCGAGTCTCTCCATAAAATGCAAATGAACTATGCTGAATTGCAGAATTGGAACCTTGGAAAACAAAACATTAACATTAATATTCAACAAAATAACATCAATGCTGTATTTGAGGCCGCTTCTTTAGAACTCGAAACAGTGAAGCCAGAAGTGTTAAGTGAATTGGTAGGATTTATTGACCAAGCCATTTCAAAAATAGAGAATGATAGAACAGGGGAAACAGAAGAGGTGGAAGCTGAGATTATAAGCTAAAAATAAATGTCATTAATTGCACAAAAAGTTCCCAATTTTTTAGAGAGAGTTCCAGAGAAAGTATTGAAAGCATTAATGGAGCAAATAGGGTTATGTCGAAATGAGATAGACTTAAAGTATCTAAAGGAGTACATTACCAATAGACAGAAATGGAAATTGCCTAGAGTATCTTTAGATACTTTTTTAGATGACCCAAAGTATTTGGGAATCGGTCGATTTGTATACCCAGAAGTCAGACGAATATGTAGGAGAGTAGTGGAAGGAAATTATTCTGAGGCGGCTATTGTAGCGGGAATTGGATCGGGAAAAACATCTTGTGCAGAAATACTGGCTTGTTACCAAACCCATGTATTACTTTGTTTACGAGATGCCCATTCCAATTTTAATTTGGCTAAAGACAAACCCATCACACTCATCAATATGGGTACGACAGCTACACAGGCTTTGGAGAATTGTTTTGCGGGAATAAAGACCATGATGCAAAGAAGCCCCTGGTTTAATTCAATGAACCCTAGAATGTTATCCAACAATATCCGTTTCCCCTTGGAAAATATATTGTTGGTTTCAGGTAATAGTAAAAGTACAACCCCTCTTGGGTTCAATGTCTTTTATGCAGTACTGGATGAAGCTTCCTTTTATTTGGATAATGAAAATAAACAGGTGGCTATGGAGATATATACAGCTCTTCAAAGACGTATTGTTTCACGCTTTGGAAAATATGGGTTGATAGTTATGATTTCCTCCCCTATGTATGAGGGGGACTTTATTATGCAGAAATTAGAAGAGGCAAAGAAATTTCCTGAAAGTATTTTCAGTATTCAATTACCCACTTGGAAAACCAAACCTGTAAGTAAGGCGGATGTACAGAATAAATTTTATTTTGATAACAGACTTGGAAAAATAGAAGAAAACCTAGACCTTTCTAATACCAAAGAGATTGCCAAATTAACAGACAAAGGCTTTGATTATACCAAACCTGTATGGGAGATTCCAGGGGAGTATCGTAAAAGTTTTGCTCAAGACCCCGACCGAGCCAAACGGGACTTTGCCGCTATGCCTAGTTTAACAATTGAAGCGTTTATGCCTCAAGCTGAAATAATTCAGGAGATGTTTGAGGATTGTCTTCCCTCTCCTGTACAACCTGATGGTAGTTATCTTTTTCCAGAGCCGCCTTTACGAACAAATTATTATGTCCATATAGATTATGCGTTGAATAAAAATGGACGGGGGGACCATGCAGGATTAGCTATGGGGCATTTTGATGGCTGGGAAATAAACCCTTATACCAAAGAGAAACAAAAGAGAGTTGTTATTGATTTAGCGGAAAGAATCGCAGCAGGCCCTACAGGGGAGATTCGATTTGAAGATATCCGAAATAAAATTTACGCTCTTCAAAGTTTAGGGTATTTAATTGATTGTGTATCTATGGACTCCTATCAGAGCCAAGATAATGCCCAAATACTCCGTAGCAAAGGATTAAAAACAGAAATTTTGTCGGTGGATCGAACCATTTTACCTTACAACACACTTAAGGAACTCATTTATTCTAAGAGAATTAAATGTCATTTGATGCCTCATTTGTTTGATGAGTTAAGAAGACTGGAAGTAACCAAAGCTAACAAAGTGGATCATCCCCCAAGTGGCTCGAAAGACGTTGCTGACGCGATTTGTGGAGTAGCCTATATGGTTTTGGAGAAGGGGGCCAATGAATTGGGGATGTCTGTAGTGTCTACCAATTCTCAAGCAGACAATGCCCCTTTGTCAGAACGGGCAGAGTATTATAAGAGACTACAAGAAATGTCTGATGCAGGTTTATTTTTATGACTTTACTTTTTACTAAACTTTAGGTTAAATACAAACATGAAACTTATCAAATACGGTTCTATTGATGAAGCCAATTACGCAATAGCTAAATTAGAAGCACTTGGCTTTATTGTAGAGGATGCACACATTCACCCCATTGATGATACAAATGCAAAAGATAAAACAGGAGTTTCAGAGGTGGTTTATTTAACTATTATTTCTAAAGACGAGTATCGCCCTACACAAGAAATTGAGATGTTTGTGGAAGAAGAAGATGATGGAGAAAACGAATATGAAACACTAACAAATAATTTATGAAAAAGGTTTCTTTCCTAGGTTTTGTTTCAGACTCATTAAGTGCTTTTCAAAAAGAAGGAAAGCAAGCCTTAGCTTTACCTCCAATGGGAGTGGGCTACGGGTTAACAAGTGCTAACAACGACTCTGTAACCCTTCCCAAACCCACTAAAATTGGTTTTTCCATCTTAAGACAAATTGCAAAGGTGGACTCTCTAACTCGTATTTGTATTAACACGATTAAAAAGGAAGTGTCTCAGTCTGATTGGAATATTGTACCTAAGGCGGGGGTGACGGCAGATAAGGGAAAGTTGAAAGCTATCAATGAATTATTCACTCTACTTAACTCAAATGATGAAAGTTTTAGAGTATTGATGGATCGAGTATTAGAAGACTTGTTGACCTTAGACGCAGGAGTGATTGAGAAAGTGCACAATGCTAAAGGGGAATTAATGGAGTTAAATAGTGTTGACGGCGCAACTATTTTTCCTAGAGTGAATAGGTATGGGGAACTTGACCCTCAAAAAGCTTATGTGCAAATGATAGATGGAAAACCCCAAGCGTCTTTTAAGAAGGGGGAAATTATTTACATGATGGCTAACCCTCAAAATGAGTTAGGACTTTATGGCTTTGGAATGTCTCCTATTGAAAGTGTTTTAATGACCGTTCAGGCTAGTTTGGATGCTCAGGTTTATAATGCCAAAACATTTTCAGTAGACAACATTCCTCCAGGGATGATTGATTTAGGAGGGATGGGCAATGCAGAAGCAACTCAATTTATTGCCTTGTGGAATGCAACGGTGATTAACAACACCCAAAAGATGAAATTCATCTGGGGTTCAGACAAAGATAAGAAGTACATTCCCTTCAACAACGGTTCTAATAAAGATATGCAGTATGTGGAGTATTTGGATTGGCTTTCTCGATTAAAGTTAGCAGCTTTTGGACTAACGGGAATGGATGCCAATATAACTCAAGATGTAAACAGAGCAACGGCTGTTGTCCAAAAGAGTATTTCAAATTCTCGTGGAGTTCGTTCAACCAAGAATTTATTGGAAGAGTACATCAACCGAGAAATTATGATTCCCCAAGGATATGGAGAGTATCAGTTTAAATACATTGAAGCCAGTGGGTTAACAGAGAAAAAACTCCAGGCTGAAATTGATAAGATGTATTATGATATGGGTGCATTATCTGCCGAAGAGATAGCTGAACGAGAAGGGTTCCACCCTATTCATCAGGAGGAATTGGAAGATGATGCAGGGAGTAGTGGGGAAAGTCCTAATCCAGAGGATATGAGCGATGTGGAAGATATTGACGACCGAGATGAAAATGAAAAGCGAACCAATAAAAAAGTTAAAAGGTACTACCCACCCCTTTATGATGAACGTTACTAAAACGCCTATTGATGGAGGGAGTGATTTTTTTCGTTCCCTTTCCCGTACACCCGAATACAAAAAAATGGAAAGTTTAATT